CCTTCAAGGTGGATTCCAAGTTGCAAGTCCCAATCCATATGGAGATTCAGACGTTGGATATGGTGCTGGTTGCGTAAAAGATAGTTCACAATTATATAACTATAGAGGTTCTTATCCTGGATCTTGGTGTCCAATTACTTCACAACGAGGTGAAGTTGCTGCAACCAAAAACAGATTCTATCATTTCCAAGGATTTGCTGGTCCTAACTTAAATATTAGTGGATCAAAAACATTTAAAATTGATCACCCAATTGACTCTAAAAATACTTATCTTGTACACTCTTCTATTGAGGGTCCTCAAGTCGATCTTGTATATAGAGGAACTGCTACTTTAGAAAATGGTACTGCTACAGTTGTAATGGATGCTCATTATGACATGCTGCCAGGGACTTGGGAAGCACTTTGCCGAGAACCTCAAGCATGGATTACTGCAAAGAATGATTTTATGTCTTGTGTAGGATCAGTAGAAAATGGTATACTTACAATTAGAGCACAAGATGAATCTTATTCTGGAGATGTTTCTTGGTTAGTCATTGCAGAAAGACATGATAAGGATATCATGAATGCAGAATCAACAGATTCTACAGGTAAACTTATTATTGAACCATCTAAGATTACTGGCGAGGATCTTTCTTTGTACAGAACTGTAGAAAGATTGCCTGTTGGGGAGGGTATTGACCAAGAATTGGTTGAGGTTGAAATTATTGCAAATGAAGAAGGAGATGAAGATCTGATGAATGCCATGGGTGAATACTACCTAAATAGTGAAGGTGACGTTAATCCTTATGAGCAACCCTTTGACGAGGCAACCCCTTGATGTTTATTATTATCCACTATCAGTAGAAGCAAGAAACTGCTATAGTTTAGATATACTTAGACAGCATTATGTTGATGGGGTTCATAAATTTATCCCCATCAAAAGTATTAAAGAGATTGAATTTGAAAATTATGAATTTCAAGGATGTCCAGCTTGGCATAGTTGGGCATCTTCTTCTTTTGTTTTCTTCTCTCAAGAAGATGTAATGTTTAAGTATGATAAAGAAAAGAAAATTATTCCAGTAAAGCAAATTGATGATCCAATTAGGAATAAGTTAAATCTATCTTATGATTGGAATACTGGAAAAACTCCAACGTTTCAATTGCAACAACATTGTTTATTTTGGACAGAAAATAAAAATGTTTGGTTAGAACAAATTCCTTTTGGTACTACATCTAGATTTTCAAACATAGATTTAATTCCAGCACATTTTCCATTCTCGGTTTGGACAAGAGTTGTATCCATGGGATTCAAAATAATTAATGTTGACAAACCTGTTATAATTAAAAAGGGAACTCCTTTGTATACAGTAAGGTTTATATCTCCAGATTACCCAGAGGTGAATCTACAATACAAAGAACCTCCACAATCAGTATTGAATAAAGCAATGGAGAACGTGGCATTTAAATTAAAACAACCAAACAAATCTTGGGGTATTATTCAAAAATTATTGGGAAAAGAAAAAGATGAACTTGAAACTGAGAAGCAAAGTAAGTGCCCCTTCGCATTCCTCTTTAAAGAAGAGTCCGAACAAACTACTGACTTACGTTGACACTTCTGATATAAAAATTCATCCTAATGTAGATATTGCAGTAGTTCCAGTTCCACAATCTACTGATAAAATTATTCTCGTTAGGGATGTGTTTGCACATCCAACTAAAGTTAGAGAATTAATTTTACAGACACCAGTACATAAAGAACCCTTTTTTGCATTTCCAGGTTATAGAGCTGCTTTACGGTGGGAGTTTGGTGAACTTCCATCATTTTTAAACTATATTCTTAAAGAGTTTTATAATCATGAGATGCAAGGAGTTAATTTTCACAGCAATATTATTTGCCCACAAGAAAAACTTATCAAAAGTAGATTAGTTCCACATGTAGATGATATGAATTTTGGATTTTCTATATGGATGAATACTCCAGAAGAAATGTCAACCCAAAAGTTAATGCCAGGAACTGCTTTTTATAGACATAAAATATACGATACATGCTCTCTTGACATAGAAAAGAATCCAGATAAATATGATTCTTTTGTAAAAGAATATCAAGATACTTGGGGAAATGAAGAGTTGGTATCTTTTGATTCTGATAATATAGATACCGATGTGTGGGAGAAATACTTTTTATCTCCTATGATCTATAATACTATGGTATTATATCCTGGGAAACTATTTCATCAAGCGTTCGTTAAACCGAACTATTTTCCAAATTGTGAGAGAATCTCTCTCGCTGGACTGCCTAAATAATTTTGTAGTTGTTGTTTATTTTTTATTACTACCATGACTGTTGAAGAAATGATTAATGATTTCTCTGGACAAAAAGATGAAATCGTAAAAGAAATCAAAGAACTTGAAAGCGAAATTCTCAAAAAGAAAGAACAATTTTTTCGTTTGCAAGGTGCAGTAGAAGCACTAGTATATGCAAAGAACTCTGGTGAAGGTTTATGTCTGGAAGAAGATTGCAGTGGTACTGAACAAACTTTGGAAGAACTTCCACCTGAGGCAACTGATACTGGAATTGCAGATCCCATTGTTTGATTATGAAGGGAGTATTTCAGCAATTATTTGCTCCCTGGATTTATAAAGTAAGCGTATCAAAAGAAGATAGTCAAACGTTGTTTGACTATTATGTTCCTAAAATTGCAGAAGAAGGTCCTACACTTCCTCTTCCTAAAGGGTGGCAATGTAGGGTCTATACTTCTTTTCAAAATGCAGATAATACTAAAATTGATTTAACTTTGTTTAAACAAATTTTAGATAGGTATGTAAATTCTTTTTTAGAAGAAACTATTGCATACGAAACTAACTTTAATTTTGAAGAGAACACTAAAGCAAAACCTTGGTACAATATGTACTTAAAGGGATCTTGGCAAGAAAGGCATAACCATTTACCAGGAACTTCTTTCTCAGCAGTTTACTATTTGAAGTTTGATCCAGAGAAGCATTTGCCTACATGTTTTCATACAGACAATAAACTTCAACCTATGATGGCAACAGGAACTCCTTTAAAGCAAGGTAGTGTTCCATATTGGTATTGTAAGGAATTATTTTTTCCTAAAATTACTCAAGGAGATCTAGTAATTTTCCCATCACCTCTTGATCACACTGTTCCAGTACAAACCAGTGATGATCCTAGAATGACTATTGCATTCAACTTCTAAATAAAGTCCTCTGCTAAATAAAGTAGAGGACTTTTTAATGCGTATAAATGGCGCAACCGACAAGCAGAGCAGAATTAAAGGATTACTGCCTGAGGAGATTAGGTAGACCAATTCTAGAAATTAACGTTGATGATGATCAAATTGATGATCTCATTGATGACGCTATCCAGTTATTTAACGAGCGTCATTACAATGGTACTGAGAGAATGTTCTTGAAGCATCAGTTTACTGCTGATGATGTAACTCGTTTTACTACAAGTGATGAAACCCTTACTGTAGGAACTACTGATTGGGTCTTAAGAAATAACTATCTTCAAATTCCAGATCACATTACTGGAATCAATAAAGTATTTGGTATCAAGGGAAGTAATATTAGAAGTAACCTTTTTGGATTAGAATATCAATTGTTCCTCAATGACTTATATCAATTTGGATCTGTTGATATTCTAAGTTACTATATGGTTAAGTCATATCTAGAAACCCTAGATATGGTATTAAACAATGGAAGTTTTATTCCATTTAGATTTAACCAACGCCAAGATCGTTTGTATATTGATACTCAAACTGATTTTGTTGATGAGGGTGCCTATGTAATTATTGATTGCTATCGCACATTAGATCCAACTGCAAATACTCAAGTATACAACGACCCATTCTTAAAGAGATATACAACTGCTCTTATTAAGAGGCAGTGGGGGCAGAACTTAATTAAGTTCCAAGGTGCTCAACTCCCTGGTGGCATCACCTTAAATGGAAGACAAATTTATGACGATGCAGTTGCAGAACTGCAGCAGATTGAAGATGAGATGTCATCAACATATGAACTTCCACCAATGGATATGATCGGATAAGATGGCAAAGAATACTTACTTCACTCATGGTACTAGAGAGGAGCAGATGCTCCAACAATCCCTAGTGGATGAGTTTATTAATATGTTTGGAATTACTACAAATTATATTCCCAGGCGATTAATTAGACAAGACAAAATTTTAAACGAAGAAACTATTTCTGAGTTTACTGATTCTTTTACATTAGAAGCATATCTTGAAAACTTTGAAGGATTCCAAGGTGCTGGAGATATTCTTACTAAGTTTGGAATTAGATCAACAGATGAGATTACTCTGGTAATTTCTAGACATCAATTTGATGATTTTGTCTCGCTTCCGATGCAACTTGTCGATGATGTTCAACTTCCACAAAGACCTGCAGAGGGAGATTTAATTTATTTTCCATTATCAGATAATGTTTTTGAAGTCAAGTTTGTAGAACACGAATCACCGTTCTATCAATTTGGTAAGTTATATACTTATAAACTAAAATGTGAGTTGTTTGAGTATACTAATGAAGTTACTGGTGAGGGTATCTTTGATACTCAAAGAGATGAAGGATTTATTGTTAAGTACTATTATGAACAAGCAACTCTTAATGGTACGCCAGAAGTTGGAGAACTTGTAACTGGATCTATTACTGGATTAACTGCATATATTAATCTTTGGAATCCCAAAGAAAGGTTTATTGAATTAAGAGCACCAACAGGTAACACTGAACATGGGGAATTTCAAATTGGAGAAACCCTTACAGGATCTGATAGTGGATTCTCTATAAATATTTCTAGCTTCGACGAACTCGACATGAAGGATACTTATGCCGACAACATTGAGTTTGAAACTGAAGGCGATGACATTTTGGACTTTACAGAACGCAACCCATTTGGAGAATTTGGCAATAGGAGTTAATTATGCTAGGAACATATAATTATAATCAAGTTATTAGGAAGTGTGTTGTTGGATTTGGCACACTGTTTAATAACTTGGAAATTCGTAAATTTAATGATGATGGATCAGTATACCAGAGAATGAAAGTACCTCTGGCATATGGTCCTAGTCAGAAGTTTCTTGCTCGTATTACTGAGCAACCTGATCTTGGTCGCCCTAATGCGATCACTCTACCAAGGTTGTCATTTGAAATGACAGGTATGAGTTATGATCCATCAAGAAAACAAAGTCCAACACAGTACTGTCTCACCAATGAAGACGCCGAGGGAGTAAAGAAAACATACATTCCTGTTCCATATAACCTTGAGTTTGAACTCAATGTTCTTAGTAAAACTCAGGATGACTGTTTGCAAATTGTAGAGCAAATTATACCATTCTTTCAACCATCTTTCAACCTTTCAATTAAGTTAGTTGACGAAGCAAATATCATCAAAGATATTCCTATTGTAATGAATAGTATCAGTTTTAATGACGACTATGAAGGAAACTTTGATACTAGAAGAGCACTTGTTTATACATTAAGGTTTACTGTAAAGACCTACATCTACGGTCCAACTACAGATACTGGTCTCATCAAGAAAGCGATCACCAAGGAATATGCCAAGGTTGATCTTAATGCACCTGGAAGATACCGCAAGTATCAGGTCACTGCCAAGGCAAAAGAAGATAAGAATGATGATGGTGTTATTGATACCATTGATGATTCACTTCTCCTTTCTGGTGATGACTTTGGGTTCAATGAAACTTCTGGATACTTTGAAGACCTATGAACGAAAACTACGACGGAATTGAAGACGCACTAAATGTAGAAGCAGAAATTGTTCCTGCTGAACCAGCACCAAAACCAAAGAAGAGAACAGAGCGTATTATTGATATTGATAAGGATATCAAAAAAGATTACGACTATTCTAGGGGTCAACTCTATGATGTCATTGAGAAGGGTCAGGAGGCGCTCTCAGGCATCTTAGACGTTGCCAACAACACAGACCACCCTAGAGCATATGAAGTCGCTGGACAGTTAGTTAAGAGCGTTTCTGACGCTACTGAGAAACTGATGGCACTTCAGCAAAAGATGCAGGACCTTGAAGAGGGTCCTAAGTCCAAGCAGAAGGTTACTAATAATAATGCTCTGTTTGTTGGATCAACTGCAGAGTTGTCCAAACTTATTAAACAAGGTCTCCTAGATAATAAATAATAATAAAACTTAGTAAGATGATCCTCAAGTCAAAAGGGGTATCTGTAGATATCCAAGCAGCTGCAAATTTAGTTGGAGATGCAACTATTGTATCTGTAATTAATACTAATACTGTTCCTGTACTGATTGTTAATAGCAACAGCAATAACTTGTGGATTGCTGCTGGAGAAAGAGTACTAATTAAAAAAGAGTACGACGAAACTCTCCAAGCAACCACAGGTGCAACTGCTGAAGTTTGGGCAACACCCGTAGCATACCTCGCTTGATAAGACATGGCACAGTGGAATAAGAATACACAAGAATACTTACCTCACGGCACGTCACTATTTGAAGTAGTGATGCTTGCTGATGAAGATGGT